AAGCTTTACTGTGTTACACATTGTTAAATTATTCACAGAGGGCTACAACCCTTATCATGTGTAGTATAACATAACAGGGCGTCGTTGTCAATATCAATTTTACTTATGACAGTTATTAAAAGAAGTGATAACAGATTGAAAACTTCTCCTTGCTTCTGCATCATTGGAGCTGTACAATAGACGATAAGGAGGCGATATCATGTCTAAAACATATTACCGAGTGGTTCATCCGTCTGGGCAGTTTGTCTGTGATGGTGATTACAGGCCCAAGCGCTATTGGTCATTGGAGGACGCAATACAGCGGGCTAAGACGATGTCTGCGATCTATGAAAAGCCCATCGAAATACGCAAGTTTCCTGACCCATACATAACAAGGAGGTTTATTGATGTCAGATAACAGAACATGGGAAGTTGTTTTCCAGCATAAAAACGGGGCGCTTTACTTCTGGCGGCGCTCTGGGCAGAAGCCGCCCACGTTGGCCCAGATCGTGGACGCAATGCCCGTTGGTAAATGGTCCGTTATTCAAATGAGGGAGGTTGTTTGCACATGGCGCGAGCGATAAGACGCAGGCCGTTCAAGTTCTCATACGATATTGCGGCCTATTCTCTGGTGTCCGATATGCGGGAGACCCATACCCGCAAAGAGTTGTTGGCAGAGTACAACCGTATGCGCACCGAGGCACTATCTCGCATGAAAGAGTTGAAAAACTCCGAGTATGTCAACAGTGCCCAGTACCTAACCAATAAAGGCCGTTTCCGTGGTGGCTCTCACATGAATAAAACAGAGCTTGCCCACGCCATGCGGGACGCGGCTCGGTTTCTATCTTCTGCAACGTCTACGGTACAGGGTATGCGTGAATTCGAGCGCCGAACAGTTCAGACGTGGCGCGAGGTATACGGGTTTACCTTTATCAATAAGAATAATGTGGGTGAGTGGGGGTATTTTTTGGAATGGGTAAAAGAGAATAATCCCGACCCGTATGATCTGAACGAAGTGGCCGCCCAGTTCCAGCAGATGGAGCGTTACCGAAAAAAGACCCCGGCGCAACAGGCAAAGGTGAAGCAGGAGACGCAAGAAGTTTTTGAGGAATTTCAAGCATACCGCAAAGAGCGGGCGGCGAGGGCGGAAGCGACGCGCCGACCAGAGGGTTCCCGCGTATCTTCTGCAGATTTGAGGAATAGAGGTTACTAATATGAAATATATTGCGTCTTGTTCTTTTGGTAAGGACAGTTTAGCAATGGTGCTCAAGATTATTGAGCGGGGTATGCCATTGGATGAAGTAGTTTTCTACGATACCGGGATGGAGTTTCAAGCAATTTATGATTTGCGGGACAATATGCTTCCGGTATTCCGTCAGCACGGTATTAAATATACAGAATTATTCCCAGACAATCTTTTTCTTTATGATATGTTAGAGCGCCCTGTTAGGGGACGTGAGCGGCTGGGGTATGGCTGGTGCGGGGGTATGTGTCGCTGGGGCACTACCTGCAAGTTGCGGAAAATAGACCAATACGCGGAGGAGCAGGGCGCAAAGGTTTATGTTGGGATTGCCGCAGATGAAACAAAGCGACTGCAAAAAGAACGTAAGTCTTACAAACTTTTCCCGCTTGCCGCCTTCGGGATGACAGAAGCGGACTGTCTGGAATATTGCTACTCTGCCGGATATTTCTGGCGGGAGGGGTCTATTCGGCTGTATGACATTTTAGATCGAGTTTCATGCTGGTGCTGTTGCAACAAAAATCTCAGGGAATTAAGAAACATTCGTAAATATCTCCCGGAGTATTGGGAGAAGCTGAAACATCTCCAATCCCGGTTGGAGCGTCCCATGAAAGGGTTTTATAAGGGCCAGCCGCGCGGCGTTTTCGAATTAGATGAACGTTTCGCCAGAGAGGACAGCAAGATATGAAATATTACACTACGGCGGATTTCCCGCTATCCACAATTAAAAATTGTGATATCGAGCGCCGTAGTGTAGGCAATCAGGGCACCACCGCCCGGCGTGTTTACAAGCAGATGTTGACAGGCTTTGATATTGAAACGACTCGTATCCCTGCCGAAGATCAATCTTTTATGTATGTTTGGCAATGGTATTTTGAGGGCGTGGGAGTTGTCATTGGCCGGACGTGGCGGGAACTCCGTTTGTTCATTATGCAGATTGAAGCGGTACTGGATAACGCTATGCTGGTGGTGCTGGTTCACAATCTGTCATACGAATTTCAGTTTCTCCGCGCAGTCCATGAATGGAAAACTGATGAAGTATTCGCCGTCAAGTCCCGGCGCGTTCTCAAAGCGACTATGAACAACAAGCTTGAATTTCGTTGTACCATGCTCCACTCTAATATGTCCCTTGCCACATGGACGGCCAAGATGGGCGTGGAGCACGGCAAGCTTTCCGGCGAGGATTTCAACTATGATATCATGCGTTACCCGGACACGCCGCTTTCCGAAACAGAGCTTGCGTATATCACAAACGATGTGGTGGGCATGGTCGAAGCTTACCGCGCCGAAATGGAGCGCGACAGTGATAATCTCTATAAAATCCCGCTTACGTCTACCGGCTATGTTCGCGCCGACAGTAAACGCGCCATGCGCAACAGCGGTAAGGTGGTCAAGACCATATTACCGGATTATGACATTTACAAGATACTCCGCAAGGCGTTTCGTGGCGGCAATACCCATGCCAACAGATATTATTCCGGCATGATACTTGAAAATGTCAAGTCGGCTGACCGTTCCAGCAGTTACCCGGATGTAATCTGCAATTGTAAATTCCCCATGACCAAATTCCGGGAGATCGTCAACCCCGATATATGGAAAGTTGAAAAAATGATGAAAGACCGCAAGGCGCTGGTCTTCACCATCCTGCTTCATGACGTGGAGCTTTCCGACCCTTATAACGGTTTCCCCTATATCAGTGGTGCAAAGTGTGCGGCCTGTGTCCGGTCCGGCAACGATAACGGTCGAGTTTTGAACGCGGATTTTATTGAAATGACTGTCACCGATATAGACTGGCGGATTATCAAAAAGCAGTATGAATTTTCTGACGTTCAGGTTACGAAAGCTTATTGGAGCCATTACGGCTATCTCCCCCGCGCTCTGATCGTGAACACGATAGATTACTACACCAAGAAAACCAGCTTGAAAGGCGTGGACGGCCAACAGTTATTATATGACAAGTCCAAAAACCTGTTGAATGGCATTTACGGCATGATGGCCCAAGACCCGGTGAAGCAGGATATTATTTATCATGAGGGCACCGGTGAGTTCACCGAGGATGACGCGCCGCCTGAAAGCCTGCTTGCGGAGTTCTCCAAACACGCTTTTCTCGCCTATCAGTGGGGTGTTTGGATAACGGCGTGGGCGCGTCTGCGGCTACAGGAGGGCATAGACCTATGCGGCCACAACTGTGTATACGTAGACACCGACAGTTGTAAATATTTGGGCGAAGTTGACTGGACAGCTTACAACCATAAGCGTATTCGTGCCAGCGCCCAGAGCGGGGCATACGCCACCGACCCGCACGGAAAGCGCCACTATATGGGCGTCTTTGAGGACGAAGAGCCCTACACCAAATTTAAGACGTTGGGGGCAAAGAAGTACGTATTTGAACACGCAGATGGTAAGCTCCAAGTCACTATCGCGGGCGTCAACAAAAAGAAAGGCGGGGCGGAGCTTTTCCGCCGTGGCGGTATTGAGGCATTCCGCGAGGGCTTCACATTTATAGACGCAGGCGGCACCGAGAGTGTATACAACGACTCCACACCCTACGCGGAGCGCATTCTAAACGGCCATAAAATCGAAATGTCCCCCAATATCTGTATTCGTCCCAGTACGTATACTGTCTCTTTAACGGATGAATACAGAAATTTGTTAGAAACTCGCAAAGTTTCTGTTGACAATTTTTAGCAGATACGTTACTATAATAGTAGAACAAGTTTAATTTGTCTGCCCTACCGGACATATACGGGGAGAAAGTGAGAACATTATGAGTAAGACATTGACCCTGACAATTTTCGCAAAGACCCGCAAGACTAAAGACGGTCGTGAGTTCAAGACCTATTTCACCACCCTTCCGAACGGGGAAAAGGTGAAAGCCAAGTTCCAGCGCGACTGCGGCGAGCCCAAGCAGTTCCCCTGCAACATTGATCTCATGCAGGACGGCTGCAATCTGTCCACAGAGAAGTACACCCGCACTGTCGAGGACAACAAGATCGACCCCGCCACCGGCGAGGTAGTCGGCACCGAAACCATGCAGGAGAAAGCCGAAGCTAAGGTGCTGTGGATTTCCGCGTGGGCCTACTCCGCTGAGGAATATCGCGACAGCTCTATGGACGAGTTCTTTTAAGGAGGTATCAGCATGACGGTCACTTTTTTGACTGACAACGTTAAGATGGGCCGCACGGGCATTTCTTATCCGTTCGTGCTGGAAGTTCCCGAGTTTGGACAAATCGCCGGGAGAGTGACCGAGACCCAGAGGGGAGCCACGCAGGTGGCTTTCCCTTCTGGCGTTAAAGCGGTCAGTGCAACGGCGGGGTTTATTCTCTGCGAGTTCCAGAAGCAGGTGAACACCGAATGAAGATATTTGCGCCTAACGGCTATTTGGATATGGAAAAGATTATATCAAGCCCTTACCATTTTATAATGGTACTGACAGGCCGCGGCACTGGTAAGACGTTCGGCGCTCTGGACTATCTCCGAAAACGCGCCACCAAAGGCGACCGGTTCATGTACTTTCGCCGCCTGCAAACACAGATTGATATAGTGGCGAAGCCGGAGTTTTCCCCATTCAAGAAGTTGGACGCGGTACGCCACACGGTCACAGATGTGAAAAGCCTGTCGAAGCAGACCGCCGGTTTCTATGATGATAACACTGGCGATCTGCTGGGCTACGCGGCGGCGGTTTCCACGTTCGCCAACCTACGCGGTTTTGACGGTTCCGATATAGGCACGATCTTATTTGAGGAATGCATACCGAAGCTTTACGAGTCTAAAATCCGTGACGAGGGCGCGGCTCTGATGGACGCCTATGAGACGATCAACCGTAACCGTGAGTTGGAGGGAGACGAGCCGGTCAAGCTGGTGTGCATCGGGAACAGTAACAATTCCGGCGCAGATCTTTTGTGCTATCTCAATCTTGTTTCCCGCGTGGAGAAGATGAAAAAGAACGGCACAATGGTCTATACAGACCCCGCAAGGTCCCTGCTTTTAATCGTCCTGAAAGACTCCCCTATGGGCGAAAAGAAAGCAGATACAGCCCTTTACCGATTTTTAGGCCGTGAGAGCGACTACGCAAAAGCGGCTTTGGACAACGAGCCGCCCGAGGAATGGGGCGAGTTCACCGGTAAACTCCCGTTAAAGGAATTGTCGCCGGTTGTAACTGTCGGTGAGATCACAGTCTATCGACACAAGTCCCGTCACACGCTCTACGTGTCCACGCACAAGCAGGGAAGCCCGCCCACCTACGGCACAGGCCAAAACGATATGAAGCGTGTCAAGACCCTTTATCGCTGGATATGGCAGGCGTACATAACTCAACAGGTCATTTTTGAGGAAACGGTTTGCGAGATTCTATTTACCAAGTATTTTAGTTAAGGAGGAATATAACAATGGCAAAGAACAAATGGGATCAGTTATGGCATGATCTGGACAAACGTTGCGGCGAGCTGGACACCATTCCTAATCCGACCGCGGAGGAAGCCGGTGCCAGAGCGGCGTTTGGGGAGTGCATGGCTATGATGGAGGCATTAGAAAAAAAGCTTGACAAAGCATAAACCATGCGCTATACTTATCGCAAGATGGGCGGTGGGTGTCCATATGCAATCGCCGGAAGCGAGGACGCGCACCGGGCACGGTGCATGAGCCCACCGCCCTATCATATTATAATTGGAGGGCTCACACCATGAAAGTATACCTGATTTGTGTACTGGCCTTTATTTTGGCAGATATCCTGACCGGGCTGGTCAAATCCCTTTATGAAAAAGACTTCAAGTCCTCTGTCATGCGTCAGGGCCTTTTCCATAAGGCGGGCGAATTGATGGTGCTGGGCCTGCTGTACGGCGTGGAGTATGCGGCGCCTATGCTGGGCATCACTTTCGAGTTGCCCACATTCCGCGCCGGAGCCTGCTACTGTATTTTAATGGAAGTGGGGAGCATCTTGGAAAATATTAAGCCGTTCACTCCCGCCATTTCCTCTATCTTAAGAAAGGATGAAGACAATGCCGATTGACGTATATCTGTCCCCGGCATATCACCGGCAGAACAACTGTTGTTATCGTCGGCCAGATGGCCAGCCCTGCTATGAGACACTGCACAACAACGAGTATCTGGACGTGCTGGAAAAGTTCCTGACAGCCAACGCGATCACATACGCGCGCGGCCCGCGCCGTGTTCCCATGTCAGACGAGAACGGCACGGAGCTGATGAACAAGGCAATTGCAGAAAGCAATAGGCTCAATGCGCGGGTGCATTTCGTAAGTCACACTAACGCCAGCGCCAACGGCACCGCAAGCGGCTACCACCCCATGTATTACGCATATAGCGCCAACGGCAAGAAGCTCTGTGAGCTGTTCGCCAAGTATCGCCGGGAGATTTATCCCCGCACGGTGAAGTGCGTACCCCGTCCCAGTGGTTACGGCGGAAATCTGGCAGAGCTACGGAACACTACCGGCGTTTGTATCTATCAGGAACACGTGTTTCACGACAACGCGCAGGATGCCGCGTGGTTCCATACCCACATGGAGGATATCGCACGGGCCGATACAAGGGCGCTGTGTGAGTGGTTCGGTAAGACCTATGTGGAGCCGGACCATGACGAACAGGAAACCAGCGCGCCCCGGTTCGGGCTGGACTATTCCCAGTCTGACGGGTTCAGCTGGTACGTGGACGGCGTAGAGACAACGCCGCGCGGCTTTATGAACGCGCTGACAAGTTTAATGGAGGGTTAATATGAATTATTCGGATATTATCGCGCTGGCCCGCGCAGGGTTCACCGCACAGCAGATAGCGCAGATGTCGCAGGCAGAGCCCGCGCCGGTTCAGCAGGAGCCCGCGCCGGTTCAGCAGGAGCCTGCGCCGGTTCAGCAGGAGCCGACTGTACAGCAGACCCCGGACCAGTTGTCCGCGATCCTTGCAGAAATGCAGACGCTCAAGCAGACCATGCAGGCGCAGAACAGGCAGAATGCGGAGCTTATTCCGCCCACGCCGCAGAGCGCACAGGACATTCTCTCAAGTATTATCGCCCCGCCGAAGAAGAACGGGGAGAAATAATAAGGAGGTAACTACAATATGAATAGCATGACCTTTTCCCAGGCGGCAACCGTTCTGACCGATATTGTCAAGCAGGCGACCGGTCAGGAAGCAATTACCGCGATCACCACACCGCAGGATTTTGTAGCGGTGGCACAGACCGCGCTGAAAACGGGCTATGATCCCGTTATCAATGCGATCTCCCAGATTTGGAGCCGCACCATCTTTTCTGTGCGTGACTACCGGACGCCCATGGACTCCCTGATGATGGATATGCCCCGCTACGGTAACGCCCTGCGGAAGCTGTCCCCCGTCAGCGGCGAGATGGTGGACGATGATCGGTACAAGTACCCCGTGGCCTATGACGCCGCCAAGACCGGCAATCCTCTGGGCAACGGCGAGAGCGTGGATATGTATGCCATCAAGAAGCAGGAGACTTTGCAGACCAACTTCTATGGCACCGCTGTCTATGAACAGCATTATACCATGTTCCGCGATCAGTTCGACGCCGCTTTCGAGAGTGCGGACGAGTTCAGCCGCTACAATGCTATGTGCATGACCGAGCGCATGAACGACCGCGAGAGCTACAAGGAAAGCATTGGCCGCGGTATTCAGGCCAACTTTATCGGCGGCCTGCTGTCCGAGGGCAACGCGAGTCGTGTCATCCATCTGCTGACCGACTACAACGCCGCCACCGGCCAGTCTCTGACCGCACAGAGTGTGTACCAGCCCTCCAATTTTGCGCCCTTTATGCGATGGGTGTACGCGCGTATCAAGACGATCTCCCGGATGTTCGCGGAGCGTTCCCAGATGTTCCAGACCGTTATCAACGCGAAGCCTGTCCTGCGTCACACTAATCCGGAAAACCTGCGTATCGCGCTCTATGCGCCCGCAATGGACCAGATGAACGCCATGGTGCTGTCCGACACCTACAACGACAACTATCTCCAGTATGCGACCTATGAGGCGATTAACTTCTGGCAGAACATTGAGGAGCCCGACACTGTCAATATCGCCCCCGTGTATACCGATACCACCGGCGCTCTCAAGCAGGTGGAAGTTGCGAAGCCTGTGGAGAAAGCGGGCATTTTCGGCGTTATCCATGACCGGGACGCTCTGGGTTATGCGATCGTCAACGACTGGGCACAGCCCACTCCGTTCAACGCGCGCGGCGGTTACTGGAATGAGTTTTATCATTCTACGTTCAAGACCATTTCCGACAATACCGAGAAAGCCTGTGTCCTGTTGCTGGACTAATGGCATTAAGGGAGTCCGGGCAACCGGGCTCCCTTTGGAGGAAAGTATATGAGCTTTAAAGTCAGACTCTATACAATCGAAAAATACGACCGGAGCACGAAACAGCCGACAGGGACCGGGAAAGAGTATGAATGCCTTGCAAACACTCCGTTTTCCGTTCTTTCTCCCACATTGCGGCTGGCTACCGGGGACGCGGTGAGCGTATATAATTATGTATATGTGCCCTCTGTGGACCGGTTCTATTTCGTCAACGAGTGGACCTACTCCCGCGGATTGTGGGAGGCGGAATGCGCGGTGGATGTGCTGGCCAGTTGGAAAAGCCATATCGGAGACAGTACGCTCTATGTGTTGCGCTCTGCGGCGCAGTCAAACGGCGCCGTTATCGATATGGCATACCCCACCACAGCGGAGCTGTCTGTGGTGCAAAAGACGTTTACTCTGGCGGACAGCGATCAGTTGCCGTGGAAGTATGACGGCTCAAGTGGTGGTTATATCGTGGGTATTGTCGGATACGGCGGAGCCGTGGGGTACTGGTATATGGCCGGGGCGGTATACGGGAATTTCATGAACCAGTTATTCAACCCCTCTGTCTATGATCTTCAAGCGGAGCAGGAAAAGCGGGATTTTAACCCCATTCAATATGTGGTGTCGGTCATGTATGTGCCGTTCACTATGTCACCAACCGGCACCACTTCCATCAAGGTGGGCTGGTGGACGCTGGACGGTCTTTCCGCGTGGTATCTGGGAAGTGTTGATTTTCAGATAATGAGCTCGGGGAATATAACAGTTCCGAAGCACCCGCAGGCGAGCCGTGGCAAGTACATGAACACCGGTAACTTTTCCAGCTATGCCCTTCAGCTCCCCTGTTTCGGTGTGGTGGAAATTCCCCCGGCTCTGGTGCAGGACAGCGCCACGATTTCTGTGGATATCCAGATAGAGCTTGCCACGGGGTCTGGCATTCTGACGGTAAAGGCGTCAGGACGTACACAACCTATTATCATTCAGGAAACACAGGTTGGCTGTCCGGTGCAGATCAGCCAGATTACCGGCGGGTTCCTGTCGAATGCGGCCAGAGCGATAACCACGGCGGTTGGTTCGGAGAGCGTGGCCGGTCAAGTTGTCCGGGCGGCGCGGTCCGCGATCTCCGCTGTGGGTGAGCTGGTGCCGTTTGTCAATGTGGGCGAGTCCACCGTCAGCACCAAGGGCAGTAACGGCAGTCGCGGCATGACCACGATACAACCGGCATTGCTGGCAACGTTTAGTCTGGTGACGGATGAAGACGTACAGCACCGGGGCCACCCGCTGTGTAAGCTGGTGCAGATTTCCACACTGTCCGGATACATTCAGGTGGCGGATGGTGACATTCTGGCACCCGCCACGGAAAGCGAGTTGCGGAGCATCAAAGCGTATTTGGAGGGAGGTTTTTTCTATGAGTAGTTACGGCGGCGCGCCGGTATTCTACGACCACCAGAATATCGTGCTGTCGGAGGTATCCCCCTCTACGGTCCATAGCCAGAACACACAGCTTGTACACTACTACAAGCGCTATCTGTTGCAGAAAGCAATGTCGGTGTTCAAGTGGAAACTACCGGAGCATTGGAACAGAGACTATCTGCTCTATTCCCTCTACTGCTGGGGCGTGGTTGCTGTGTTTAATACGGACCGGTTCGGCGTTATTCCGCAGATGTGCGGGCTGGGCGGGTACGGTGTATTCTATCAGCCCACGCGGGCGATCATTGCTAATCCGCTGATCAACCGGAGCATTGAAGCGAGAATTGGCGAGACGTGCGAATTGCTCAAGCTTCAGCCGGATTTCGGCGGCATTATGGATATGGTGGCGCAGTACGCGGAGCTGATGGCGCTCACGTCTGAAATGGTGTCCATGAATGTGGTCAATTCAAAACTGTCCTATGTGTTCACGTCTGGAAACAAGGCCGCGGCGGAAAGCTTCAAGAAGCTGTACGACAAGATCACCAGCGGCGAGCCTGCTGTCGTGGTGGACAAGGCGCTCATGCTCCCCGACGGCTCCAAGGCGTGGGAAGCGTTTGAACAGAATTTGCGGCAGAATTTCATAGCGGGGGACGGCCTGTCACTTCTGCGGCAGATTGAAAACCAATTCGCCACGGATATCGGTATCCCGAACGCCAACACGGAGAAACGCGAGAGAGCCGTGGTGGACGAGATCAACGCGAATAACGTGGAGACCTATTCCAAATGCGCGCTGTGGTTGGAGTCCTTGCAGGACGGCTGTGAGCGCGTGAAGCGGATGTTTGGCGAGTCGCTGGGCGGTGAGCTGTCGGTTGACTGGCGGTTCCAGCCGGTGGTGGAGAAGCCGGAGGACGGCGGGGAGGCGGACGACGATGAAAAGTAGTCTATCTGTTCTGGGACTGTATCAGTGGGATAACACACTGTTCGACCCCATGACCGTCCCCGCTGGCGTGGATAAACAAACGGTGATCAACAATATTCTGATGGATTGCGCGGAGCTGGAAGTCCTCTATTCTAATCCGGGTACCATGAAAACAGCGATTTCCATTTGGAGCGACCTGTCACAGAATAGCTGGAACAGAATGCAGGACGCTCTGACGGCCTGCTACAGCCCCATTGAGAATTACGACCGCTATGAGGACTGGGAGGACGGAAACACCAGCGAAGCGAATTCGCAGGTAGCCGCGTATAATGACTCCACGATGGCGAACGCGGACCGTGCGACCAGTAAGGGAACCGGGACACATTCCGGGCACCTGCACGGCAATATAGGCGTGACTACCAACCAGCAGATGATCACCGAGGAAATGGAAATGCGCGCCAAGTATAATATGGTGGACATTATCACCGGGGAGTTCAAGCGGCGGTTTTGTCTGCTGGTATATTAGGAGGTAGAGAACATGGCTTTTGAAGCATTCCCCTATTCTAATCTGCATGATCTCAATTTGGACTGGATACTCAAGCAGGTCAAGACGATCTCCGAGTATCAGGGCAGTTTTGACCAGCAGATTGCGGCGCTGTCTCAGCAGATCGTGACTATTCAGAGTCAGATCAATGCGGAAATGCAGAGGTTCCAGAACGCTGTAAACGCCAGTATCAACGCACAGACCCAGACGCTGGCCAGTTTTCAGGATGAACTAGACGTGCACACGGCGGCAATTGCGGAGTTGGAACAGGCATTGCAAGATAGCGTGGTTGGACTTCAGCAGTTCGTATTGCTGAATATTGCGGAGAACAATATTCGGCTGAAAGACGAGCTGTCGCAGGATATCCGTAACTTTACGGTTATCAATCCTTTTGACGGCACGAGTGTGACGGTTCAGCAGATGTTTGACACTCTGGCGCAGTTGCACATGACCGACTCCCTGACTTATAGTCAGTTGTCCGGTAAGGGCAAGACCTACGCGCAGTTGACCGCGTTGCAGATCACCTATTTCAATCTGATTAACCACGGCGCAAGTCTGGTTAAGTAAAGAAGGAGGATTTATATTATGCCTACTACTACCACTCATTTCAATCTCAAGAAGCCGACCGGCGATGATCTCTATAACCACCTGACAATCGACAATCCGAACATGGACGCGATTGACAAGGCTATGTATGACAACCAGCAGGCGGCGATCTGCACGGCCACACATAGTAAGGTCGGTACGGTCCAGACGCTCACGCGGCAGGGCGGTAAGAGTGCCATGTTCCGGTTTGTGGCCACAGCGGCGTTCGCGGCTGGCGATACGTTCACGGTGGATGGTCAGGCCGTGACGGCCACGCTCCCGGACGGTTCCGGCCTGAGCGCTGGCGCGTTCGTTATCAATTCCAATGTGCTGGCCTGTCTGGTCGGCACGCAGATGACGGTATACACTGTGGCGGGCGCGGGGAGTCTGGACGCGGCTACGCTGGAGGGTCACCCCGCTGACTATTTCGCCGTGGCCAGTGAGACGGCGAAGAAGTCCACCAGCCAGAATGTGACGCTGAACACGGGACTGTGGACCAGTTCCGGCGAGCTGTATACCCAGAGCGTGAGCGTGGCCGGTGTGACCGCCGCAAGCAATCTGGTGATTGGCCCCGCGCCCGGGAGCTGGGATGCGGCGGTGGCCGCGCAGGTCCGGTGTACCGCGCAGGGTAACGCGAGCCTGACGTTTACGGCGAGTAAGTTGCCGGAAGCGCCGGTTGTTATGACGGTTATTATCGTCGGCTAAAATGT